AGTTACATGAGCCTGGGCGAGGGGTTCAGCCGGGCCAGTCTGATCCAGCAGCTCACTTCGTCCTACGGTTCCGGGTTCACCGAGGCGCAGGCGGAGTACGCCGCCAACAAGGTTGGCTTGTGATTAGCTGGCATGACGCCAGCAGCAGATAACCGCACCCGAGAACGCGCCCCGTCAGCCTGTCCCCCACTGGCGGGGCGCTCTACTTGCCCGGACAGGACAGGTCCGGGCCGAGCCCAGCGAGCACGTCGTGGAGCTGCACGTCGTAGACCCGCGACGGGTTGGCCGCGCTCGCGTCGGCTGGCGGCTTCAGTGCTGCCAGCCTGGCCAGTGTGGTGCAGATCTTGTTCTCGACTACCTGGCCGGACTGCTTCTGCTGCGCCTTGAACGTGTTCACCGCGTTGTAGGTCGCGTACAGGTTGCCCGCGCCGATCAGCAGGACCAGGACCAGCAGGACAGCGATCCCAACCTTCGCGCCGCTCGTGATGTCCCGCACCACGGACAGGTGGTGCGACTGGTCAGTTTCCACCGCTGCCCCCGTTCTGCTTCCTCCCGGCCAGTTCTGCCACGCTGTGCTGGAGGTCGGCGACATCCCGGCTGATCGTCTGCACCTCGTCGCGCATCGAGTGCCCGCTGTTGAGGTGCACCTGGGCGCTGATCCCTTCCGTCATCTGCTCAAGCCTCTCCAGCCGGGCCATGACTCCCGGCCGCTCAGCGCGCCCTTGCGTAGCGGGCTCTCCGTTGTAGTCGTCCAGGAAGCGCGACGTTTTCGCCGCGAGCTTCCACAGCCAGCGGCAGAACCACCCGGCCAGGCCGGTCACCACCGTGGCCAGCGAGATCGCCGCCAGTACCCACCCTGGGTCCACTGCCCCCTGCTTCCCTCGTTAGCGCGATGTACTACGGCCCGAGAACTGCGGCCTGCGATGCCTCGTACACGTAGGCGCTCGGCGGCTGCGGGTAGGTGCCGGGTGGTAGGCCCGTCTCGTAGATCAGCGCAAGGGCATGAGCGTCTGCCACGGCTGACAGGATCGCGCTGGCGTCCGCCTGGGCGAAGCCGAGGGCTACCAGGTCGGCAGCGGCTACCCCCGACGACCACTTGTACTCGTCGGCCACGTCGTTGAGCGCGGCGCGCAGCGCACTGAGCTTCGCCTGCACCCGCTGCGTCACGATCGCCTGGGTGATCGGGCTGAATACGGCCATGTTCCTCTCCTACTTCGTCGGCACCAGGACCGAGGCGCTGAACTGCGCCCCGGTCACGCTGAGGGTGATCATGCCGTTCACGGCGACGGACACCGGGCCGTCCGACCAGTCGGCAGACGGCCACAGATCCTGCGGGACGCCGGAGACATTCACGGTGCCCGGCGCTGACCGCCAGGTGAGACGGAACCGCAGCGCAAGCGAACCGTCCGACGCGGGGCGGAAGTCGGCGGTGCCGGTGGCCCCGGACGGCATAGCCAGCGGCTGCCATGGCATCCCGTTGCGGGAGATAACCGTGTTCTCGTACAGGACGCTGATGTTGTCCATGGCCTGGCCGCCCAGCGTCAGCGCGTCGTCGAGCTGCCTCTTGATACGCCCGGCCACCGACGCGGTTGTCTCGTCGGGTCCGAGTGCCAGGCCGGAACGGAAGGTAGCCAGCTCCCCGCGTAGCCTGGCGACCTCGCGCTCCAGGCGCAGCAGCAGAGCACGGTCCTCGTTCACCATGTCGGCAGGCCCCCGCCCTCGTACGGGATCTCAGGCACGGCGTTGACCGAGATCGTGCGCTTGAAGGCGTTCAACGTCTCGGTGAAGCCGAAGGCCAGCTCCTTGACCGTGGCGGACTCGGCGAACGTCGGCGGGTTCGTGATCTCGCAGAAGTCGCCGATATCCAGCGCGGCAGTGGCTGCGAAGTTGGCCTGGGCTGCGGTGCGCGACAGGTCGATGTTCACCACCGGGTACCTGTTCCCGGCTACCGTGCCGACTTCCATGATCCACAGTGCGCAGTTGGAGAGCTGCGAGTCCGCATGTGCGACTGCGGTCAGCGAATACGTGTACTCGCCCACCCCGTTCGGCGGGGACTGGATGCTCATCGCCCCGCTGGCCAGGTACTGGCGGGCCGAGGAACCGCCGGAGCGGGATACGGTCACGTCGTTGCGCGTCATCTGGTCATCGGCGGTCGGCTGGAGCGGCTGCGCCAGCTCCCCGCTGGTGTAGTTGTAAGTGACCGCCGGGCTCTGGTTCTGCATGTTCTTCCGGGTCCGGTACGTCAGGCCGAAGAACCCGCGCGCCTCGAACATCTGCCCGTGGTCGAAGTCCTCGATGCCCTGGAGCAGGTTGACCAGGGTGTCATCGGTCTGCGGTCCCATCTGCGGCGTGTCGGTGCTGTTGCCGACAAGGGTGTTGCCGATCCCCGCGTTGGTGGACAGCCGGGTGAAGCGGTCGGCCGCGCGCTCGCCGTCGTAGCCGGACACGGCGGTAGCCAGGTCAGGCAGCGACGAGACCACGCCCTGCACGATGTACTGGCCCATGCCGACCGCGCCGGTCTCTGTGCCGCCAGGGTTCACGAGAACGTTGTTGACGCCTCCCACCGAGCCGCTGACTGTGCCACTGGCCAGGGTGGTGGCCGTCATGCCAGTTCCTGGCAGGATCGTCTTCAGCGCCCAGGCGACGTTTGCCCCGCTCGGCGTCAGCTCCACCGACACGATGACCGGCACCCCGTTGTACGACCCGGCCGCCGTGGAGGTGAACAGCGCGGTACCGCCGATGTTGTACCCGATGAGCTGGAGCGTGCCGCCGGTCCCGTACACCACGTCCACGTGAGCGAGAGTGCCGCTGGTGACGATCCGGCCGTAGATCGCGCCGTTGACGCCCCCGGTGGAGGGGATGTCAAGCAGGAACCGCAGCACGTTGGCGAACGGCGTGGAGCTGGGCGTGTAGGTGAGCACGACCTGTCCTGCGCCGCCGTTGCCTCCGTTGATCCCGCCCCAGCTCGCGCCGCCCCCTCCGCCGCCAGGGGTACCGCCAGAGGACCCGGAGGAAGAGCCTGACCCGCCAGCGCCTCCGGCACCTCCGCCCGTCGGAGCTGAACCACCCGCACCACCCGTCTCAACGCCGGGGCTGTTAGCGCCTGCGTTGCCTGCTGCTGCTGTGCCCGCGCTAGATCCGCCGCCGCCGCCTCCGAGGTGAGTGTTGCTGCCGCTGCCGCCCGCACCTCCGTCGAAATGCGTGGCGTTAGTGCTGCCGGTTCCTCCCGCGCCACTGGCCTTGCCGCCGTGCGCGGTTACTGTCACGGAGTCCCCGGTGAAGGTGGAGTTACCGCCGTCTGCGCTCTGCGCTCCGCCTGCCCCGACGGCCACCGTGTAGTTGTTCCCCGGCGTGACGGCTACTGAAGTGGCCTTGGCGTACTCGCCGCCGCCTGCTCCGTCGCCACCGAACGCGCCAGGGGCATTAGCGCCTCCGGCTCCGGCTCCCCACGCTTCAGCCGAGGTGATGGACGTGATACCGCCGGGAGCAGGCCAGGTGTACGTGCCCGGCGTCGCGAACGTCTGCGTGCCCGAGCTGAACGCGCCCGCGACGCCGGTCCATGCCGATCCGCTGATCTGCGGGATCGGGTCGGAGCCGCCGAACGCGGTGTCCGAGGCGAGTTGCGGTGTCCCAGTCCAGGTCATCGCTGAGCCGCCGGGCAGGGCCGAGGCGAACTGCGAAGACCCGTTCGGGTCAGTGCACGGCCAGTACGCCAGGGGGGCTTGAGCGCCGGATAGCTGCGTCATGTACGTGGCTAGCGGCGAGCCGAGTTTCGCGCCCTGCTGGAGGCGACGAAGCCAGCCAGCGGCAGTGATTTGCACGTATACGTCGTTGCCGGTTTCGTCCCACTGCGGCGGCCACTCGCTGACCTCGCCCCAGAAGCGGTATGCCAGCGCCGAGAAGACCGGAGAGGTCTGCGTCGAGACACGGATCTGGGTGTTGCGGCCGATGAACGGGTAGAACGCGCCGCTGGTGTTGGACGGGGTGAACTGTCCCAGCCGGTTGTTCAGTGTGAGCGTCATCTGGCTGGGAGTCATGCCGGTGGTCTCGTTCGGCTTGCCCCGCTGGATGGTGATGTCGGCGCGCTGGTAGACGTAGGACGAGATGTCTGTCCAGGTGCCGTTAATCAGCAGCTCGATCTTCAGTGCCAGGGGCTGCTGCGGGAACGGGAAACCCTGCGCGACGGTACCGGACATGGACGGACGCAGTGTCATCGCGCCGGTCGAGGTGAACGTCTCGATGTCGGTGCCCTGCATCGACGGCTTGAGGGTCATCGCGCCGGTCGTCGTGGTGTTCCCGCCGAGAGCCGTCGCCGACATGCTCGGACGCAGTGTCATCGCGCCGGTCGTCGTCGTGTTGGGTTGTGTCTTGATCGTAGCTACGGCTGCTGCCCACGGCTGGGCAGTAGCTGTGGTTCCGTTGAATGTAGCGGTACCCGTTGATGACGTGATCTGGTACTCAGAATCGTCAGTCGATATCCCGACCCCGGAAGCAGTCCATGGCGCGCCAGGCTTAGTGATGGTGTTCCCATCTATTACGGCACCTACCCAGAACTCGCTTGCCGTTGCTGTCGTTCCCGTCGTTCCTGATGACCAGGTAGTCGATGTGCCGCTGCTTCCCCCAACGCTGAATACGTCTAGAACTGCCGTCCCCAGGCCGGACACCTCGTAGACGACTACGAGCCCGCCTGATGCGATGGTCAGGTTAGATCCTGAGACGACGATCGCCGTTTGACCACCAGCGCAGTTAGTGTCAGCCCAGATGAACGTGTCCATGAAAAGACCGGACCCGGTACCGTGCGCTGCGCATAGCTGCGAAAAATTGCCAGCAGACCCACCGAGGGTAATTCCGGTAACCGACCCTTGCGCACTTAGGCTGTAGGACATGACGCACACCACAAGGGTGTTCCCCGCCGTTGTGGACGGGATGGTGAGTGACAGTGAACTGCTAGAACCCGTGGTGTGCGCAACAGCGATGGTCATATCTCACCTCCTTCTGCGCCAGAAATTGCTATTAGCCGCCCGTGATCGTGAAGGCGGAGCAGGAGACCGTCGCGCCGGAGCTGATCGACAGCGAGTTGAAGTTCAGGTCCCCGCCTGACGGAGAGGCGACCGACCCGGTGCCGACGACCGTCGTGCCGTTGGACTCCAGAAGCCCGAAGTAACCGGCCGTCCCGGTATTGCCAGCCGTGCCGGAGGTGATCGCGTTGGCCGTCGCGGTGCCCGAGCTGGACGCCCCGAACGCCGTCGCGCCGAACGTCATCGTGGCCAGCAGGGTGCCGGTGAGCGCTACGTCGGCGGCGGGCTGGGTGCCGGTGAATACCTCGATCTTCCCGCTGTTCAGCAGCGCGCAGACGGCGTTGACCGAGGCGTCGTACCAGTGCGGGTTGTTGGCGTTGAACAGCAGCAGCTCGCCGTTGAGGAACCTGTTCACCTGCTCGGGGGACAGCGCCGCCAGGCGGTGACGAGCCCTGGCCCGGTTGACCGCGATGACCGCCGGGGCGTGCCAGTGGACGGTCTTAGTCGTCGTGGTGGTCGCCAGCATTGTCTTCCTCTTCCTGGACAGCCGGGCGACTGCCCGCGCCGAAGTCGAGCCGCACTCCGCCGGAGCAGGTGATCTCCTGCGGCGCTTCTGTCTCTTCGTCTTCCATGTGGTCCTCCGTCATGACTGGCCGAATGCCTTCTGCACCGCGTCGGAGCCGCGCCCGCCCTTGGTCCGCACCGTGTAGCGGATGTCCTCAAGCTGCTGCGCGGTGAGCCCTGCCTGCTTGAAGCTGTCGCCCAGTTCGAGGGTGATGGCGACCTGGCCCGAGCTGAGCTGGCCGAGCATCTGCCCCGTCGCACCGGCCGGGTAGACGTTCGCGCCGCCGGGGAGCTTCACCAGCTCCCGGCCGTGCTCGCCGACCATCGCCCACCCGGCGGAAGTCGGGCCGCCGTTCGCGTACCAGCCGTACCCCAACTCATGTTCCCAGGCAGCAGCAGGTGTTCCGTATCTTTGAGCGATATAATTCAGCATGCCGGTGATCTGCCCGGCTACCGTGCCTGAGTTGCCGCCGTACTGTGCGTACTCGCTCGGGCCGTTGATGAACTGGGCTAGCCCGTATGCCCCGGAGCTGGGGTTCTGGGCGTTCGGGTTGAACCCGGCTTCCCGGTTTTCCACCTGGAGCAGTGCCTGGAGCTGAGCGCCGGTCCAGCCCTTGGCCGCCGCCATCTGGACCATCATCTGCTCGACGCTGCCGCCGAACGCCCCGGTACCCGCCTGGCTGGGTCCTCCGGTGAACGCCCCGGCAATGTCCCCGGCGACCGAGCTGACGAACTTGGTGACATCGGCGTACTTTGACTTCAGGCCGTTGTAGAAGCCGGACATGATGGCCTTGCCGTTGTTCACCAGCAGGTTCTGGTCCAGCCCGATCGGCCCCTTGTGCGAGACGATCCAGTTGGCGATACCGCTGATGAAGCTGGTCACGTCGTTCCAGATGGCCTTCAGCCCGTTGAGGAACCCAGTGATCACGTCCCTGCCCGCCGAGATCAGCCAGGAGCCCGCGCCGCTGAAGTATCCCTCGATGGCCCTGGCGATGCCGGAGAAGAACGACGCGATGGAGCCCCAGGTTGACTTGATGGCAGAGGACATAGCGTTCCAGGCGGCGGACAGCGCGCCCTCGATCGTGGACGCCATGTTGCGGAAGGATGAAACCTCAGCGCCCCACCAGGTGGAAAAGAACGAGGCGATAGAGTTCCAGGCGGTCTTGAGCGCACCTGTGACAGAACTCCAGGCAGCCGACAGCACCGACGCAATCGTGGACCCCATGGTGCGGAAGGACGCCACCTCAGCGTTCCACCAGGACGTGAAGAACGAGGTGATAGCACCCCAGGCTGTTTTGATAGCACCTGTAACGGCGTTCCAGGCGGTGCTGAGCGCGCTCGTGACCGCGTTGACCGCTGCCTTGAAGACATCCTCGATCGAGCCCCAGACCGACTTGAAGAACCCCAGGATGTCATTCCAGATCTGCTGAATGTAGGCCCAGATTTGCTGGTGGTACTTGTAGATCAGCCCGCTCACGCCGAAGATCAGCGGCCACCACTGCTCGGCGAAGGACAGGATGTCGTCCCAGATTTTGATGACGAAGTTCTTGATATCGTTCCAGGTCTTCTGGATGAAGTCCCAGATCTGCGTGTGGTACTTAATGACCACCGCAGCGAGCGCTATAACGGCAACCCCGATCAGGACAAACGGGTTGGCGTCTAGCACTGTGTTCATCAGAGCAGCGGCGAGGGAGAGGATCTTGAACGCGGCGGCGAGGGCTAGCACCGCGCCCACAATCGTGGCGATCAGGGTGAAGTGGCCCTGGAGGAAGCTGATGAACTCGGTGACAACCGGCAGTACCTTGTTGCCGATCTCGATCATCAGCGCGTCGAACGAAGCCTGAAGATCCTTGAGCTTCTGCGCAGCGGTCTGGTTGTTGGTCGCGACCGCGCCGCCGAAGTCATTGGCCGCCTTCGTCAGGTCCGGGTACTTCGACTTCAGCCGGTCCATCTGGCCCATCAGGACCGCGAGGCCGACGCCTGCCTTCTTGCCGAACGCCTCGGTAATGATCTGGCCCTGCTCGTCGGCAGACACGCCGTTCTTCCGCATCTCATTCTGGAGGTCTTGCAGCGCGTACAGCAGGCCGTGGGTGCGCATGTCATCGGCGAGCTGGTTCTGCGTCATGCCCCAGGACTGGAAGATCGACTGCCCGGCCCTCGTCGGGGCGGCGAGTGCTTGGATCGCCATCCGCAGGTCAGTGCCTGCCTTGGCACCACGGATGTTGTTGTCGCCGAAGACCGCCAGGGCGGCACCAACATCAGTGATCCCGACTCCGAAGCCCTTGACAGACGCGAGAAGACCTGTACCAAAGGCGTCCGCGAGGTCTTGCATCTTCATGTCGCCGGAGCCGACCGTCGCGTTCAGCACGCCCATCGCCTGGCTGTAGTTCTTCACTCCGCCGATGCCGGATGCGATCACCGCGTCGAGCGCATTGGTAACGTCAACCAGGTTGGCGTGGCCGACTGCGGCACCCTCGGCGGAGATCTTCAGCAGGTTCAGCGCCTGCGGACCCTTAATTCCGATCGAGGCGAAGCTGGACTCAATGTGGTAAAGGGCGTCAGCCAGGTTGTCCGGGCTGAATCCCACCTTGCCTGCGAGGTCGAGAACGCCCTGCGAGAGCGCGCCGATCTGGTCCTTGGACACCCCGGCCTGGGTGTTGATCATCGTCATCGATGAGTCGAAGGTGGTGGCCATTCGCGCCGACTCCACGGCGATACCGGCTACTGCGGCCACGCCGATGGTGCCGATCGCCGACATGACCTTGCCGAAGCTCAGCGCGCCCGACTCAGCCTCGGCCAGGGCAGGACCCGTCAGGTTCTTGCCGGTAATCAGAACTTCAACGACGTTAGGCACCTGGGTCCTCCCCCTCTCGCCTAGTACCGAGTGACTGGATCTTCACTAGCCGGATAATGCTGGCGTCTTCTGCCAGGAGCTGTGAGGGCAGGCAGTGGAACCTGTCACACAGCCCCAGGATCGTGTTGGCCTCGATCAGCTCGTCGGGCTCGGTGACGACACTTCCATCGGGATAGACAGCTCCTGGGAGGTCGCGCCACCGTTCGAGGCGGCTCGTGAGGTAGGGTCCACCCCCGCGATGGCCTCCATCCAGGCCATGATCATGACGAGGACCAGGTCGAACTTCTGCGACCCGACGCCCTCGCGCGTCGCCGGGACCGGGCCGTGGGAGTCCTCCAGGTTCCAGCTCGCCAGGTTCGCCGCGAAACCGTCGAGCATCTTCTCTGCGGAGGCGGTGGCGTCGGCGTTAGTCCCGGCCTTTGCCTGGCTGGCTAGCCGCTGCATCGCCAGGAACTCGTCAGTGGTCAGCGACTCGGCCGTTACCTCAAGTCCGTCGAGATTGGAATCGGCGAACTTCAGCTTGTAGAGGGTGACTTGCGGCCGGAAGCCCATTACCGCGACCCTTCACGTAGCGTCTTCATTTCTTTCTCCTTGCTGTCCCGGTGCCCGGTTGAGCCGCCAGCCGCGACCGGGTGGCACGGCTGGCGGGGTCTGCTAGTTAGGCGTGCGTCGTCCAGGCGGGCGTGGTGCCGTCCGCTAGCGAGCCAGGCACCTGCCACACCAGCTCGCCCGTGTTGTTCCTGGTGATCTGGTAGTCGGTTAGCAGGCAGTTGGCGACGAGGCTGGGGAGTCCAGTCGTAGCGCCAAGCGGGTCGATCTCCACCGACCGGGTAACCGACGTGCTCGGGATGGTGTTGAACACCGCGTGCGACATGTTCGCGGCGGTGTTGAAGACGCCGTTGAGCGTGACGGAGAAGTCCGCCAGGAGCAGCAGCCGCTCATGGGCGCTCTTGTCCACGCCGGTCGTGTCCTGCACCGCGCGGGGCGTGGTGAACTGGTAGTTGGTCACGTCGTTGCTGATCGTCTTCGCGGAGGCAGAAGCGTCCTGAACGATGACTGCGGAACCTAGACCGCTGGTCTTAGCCATTTTTAGTTATCCCTTCTGGATGGCTGTCGCCAGCCGGTCTTGATGGGTCGAGAAGTCCTCAACCCAGTCCTCGGCACGCTGGTGCACGCGGGGACGTTCGAGGTAGCCGCGCCAGTCTCCGTGCGCGACGATGAACCGCGCCGGGCGCTCAAGCGGGACGCGGTGCTCTGACCTGGCAAAGCAGGGAAAGCCAGGGCCGTAGGTGAACTTGACGAGCGTCACCGAGACCCGCTGCATGCTGTACCGCCGCTCGCGGTCGTGGGTGATCAGCTCGTACTGCTTCTTGCCGAGGTCGGTGGACAGGTCCACGGTGGTTACCCATCCGCTGCGGTACGCCTGGCAGTCCACTTCCTCGCAGGTCGCCGGTCGCCAGTGCGTCTTGATCGGCATCGACATTCCGTAGGTCTTGTAGTCCTGCACCGGCATCGCGGGCAGGATGCGGCTTACCTGCGTGCGCCCGAACGGGACCTGGACCATGCCGCCCATCAGAACGTCACCCCCGCGACCGGGTTCCGCATGAACGCAACCGCGAAGACGGCACTGCTGAACGTGCCGGTGGTCGTGACCTTCAGGAACTGGTCCACGGTCGTCGTGTTCGGCACCGACAGCCGCTGCGCGCCGATCGCCGTCATTGCGGTCGTGGTCATCAGGCTGGTGTAGCTGCCGCCGACGGTCGTGGCGTGCGTGACCGCGATCGTCACCGACGTGCCGGTGAACGCGACGAGCTGGACGTACGCCTGCGCGCCGAAGGCGGTCTGCGCCGCGTCGGTGATGGCCGGGCCGATCGTAGCGCCGCTGTCCGGCCGCAGGCCGGGCGTAAGCTGCTCGCCCCACTCGGTCCCGAACCCGTTGGCCTGCACCTCAACCTTCATCGTCAGGTTGCCGGTGTTGTCGCGGGTGGGGTCGTAGCTGATCTGCTTGCCGTTGACGCATGCCACCGGACTCTGGAGCGCGGTGCCCCGGAAATAGGTGGCGATCGTGTCGGCGCGCGGCAGCAGGGACAGGGCGTCGTGCTCGAAGACCGGGTTGCCAGCGCCGCCGAACTCAAAGAACGTCGTGAACTGGAGGTCGCCGTCGCGCAGGCCGCCGATCCGCTCGTGCGCCGACTTCTTGATGCTGGTCACGTCGAACAACGCCGGGCCGCCACTGATCTGATCGACGCTCGACACGTCACCGGACAGGTCGTAGCCGCCGATGTAGAAGTTGTCACCCAGTCCGGACTGCTTTGCTGCCATTAGGCCACCTGCGTCCACATGTCATTGACCACGCAAGGCACGGTCACGGTCATAATTCGGTACATAGTTCCCCCGATAGTCACGTATCCGGCCTGCGCGCCCAGGTGCTGCCCGTACTCGCCGAGCAGGTCGATGTTGCGGACGGTGCCGCCGAGGGTGAAGTCCGCCGAGTACGCGCCGATCAGCACCGTCGCGGCGGTCATCAGCCGAGGGTCGATCTCGTCCTCGGGCTTGGCGAGCATGCCGCCGTAGGCCCTGGCGTTCAGGACCACGTAGCCGCTGGTGGACGCCAGGCCGCTGGCTGCCGCGATCGGCTCGATTGTCTGCGCCCAGATCGCCAGGCGCAGGCCGGTGCCTGGTGCGGACTTGGGCTCGTGGGTGTTGACGGAGCGGAACTGGCCGGTCTGCATGGCGATCGAGGTCACGCTGTCCAGCAGCGCGTCCACGGCGGCGGAGTTGAAATTAGGCATTCATCGCCTCCACATACGGCATGAGCGCCAGGTCAGCGATGACTTCCGCACTCGCGTCGAGCTGCTGGGCAGCTTGGCGGAAGGCGTGGTAGCCCTTGAACCGCGTCGTGTCGTTGCGGCTGCCGGTGCCTTCCAGCCAGGGGCCGTAGGTGGCGAGGTCGGTGGTCACCACCGTGTCCGTCGCGATGTCGCCCACGACGACCGGCAGGCTGTAGGACTTGCTGCCGCCGGTCGTGACGTACGTGCGCGAAACGTCGGTCTGGGTGACAGCGCGCAGTGCCTTGCCGGTGCCCTCATGCTGGATCGAGCTGGCGAGCGTGGCGACGGTCAGCTTCTGCGCCTCGTCTGCCAGCTTGTGCCGGACAGCCTGCACTCCCGCGCGCAGCGCGACTTCCGCGCGCCCGTCGAACAGTGGTCCTGAGAACGTCATGTCTTCAGCCATCTAGACCACCCGCTGCCTTACCTGGCGCGCGTACCGCGTGTAGGCGCGGTTCCGCAGGTCGGGCAGCGACCCGCCAGGCACGACGGTCTGGTTTTCGCCGATAGTGCGCGCGTACGCCGAGGTCTTCTGGAAGACGGTGTTGAGCGCTTCGGCCAGGGCAAGCTCGTGCACGGTGCCGGGGTAGACCTTGCGGGAGATGGCCGCGCCCGTGGTGTGCGATGCGATCGTGGTGCCGCACACCGCCCTGGTGAGCTGAACGCCCCGCAGCGCGTATATCTCAGAGCCCGTGTGGCTGGCCAGTGCGGTACCGTTCCAGGCGCGGATGACCGTCAGGTTGTTGCCGGTGACGCTCTCCACGAACATCTGCTCGGAATCCAGTTGCAGGATGTCCTCGGCGGCGTAGTTGCTGCCGCTGGTGACCGCGACCGTGGTCTCCGAGGTGTTGGCATCGAGCGCGGTTTGCATGGCCTGACTCGTGTCGGTGAACGTGCGGTCGGTGATCAGCATCCGCTCGGAGTCGATGGTGAGCAGGTCGCCTACCCCGACCCTGGCGGTCGTCCAGGTGATGGAAGCAGTGGCGGAGCTGGAGTTGCCGAGGTTGCCTGCGAGCGAGCCAACGGATTCCTGCACCAGGTCGTATCCGAACGTCCCGGCGATCGACACGTCCCGCTGCGGCGTTGGCCCGGTCCCGAAGGCGTAGGACTGGGAGCGGTCCAGCTCCAGGTAGGTGTACGGCGGGCTGTAGTTCGGGTGGCCCCAGAAGATCGCAGAGTTGGGGATGACGGTCCCGGCCAGCGTGCCGCCAGCCGTGCCCGTCTTGACCACCGGCACATTCACGGTCACGTCGGCAAGCTCGGCGGCGTTGAACCAGATCCGCCAGGGGTATGCGCGCTGGAAGTTCGGCCAGTCCCAGTAGCGGGTGGCGTCAACCGGGTAGAACTGCCGGACGCACAGGCCGTCTACGTCATCGGACGCCTGCTCGATAGCCGAGTCGATGTGCCGCGCGTAGTCGCTGGTCAGCCTGATGTCAGTGGCGGACAGTACGTCCTCACGGGTGCAGTAGCACGGGCGCGTGATCGGCATGTCTCCCCCTATCCCGTGATCTCGCCTGCGAGGGACGGCACGCTGTAGACGGCACCGCCGGGAGCACCGGCAGGCCGGACGACTGCGCTTGACAGGGACGACGCGCTGTAGCCGAGATCGCCAGGGGCGCTCGCGGGCTGGACGACTGCACCTGGCATGCCGACGACAACCAGGTCACCGACTTCCACGTCAATCCAGTAGTTCTGGCCCTGGCCGTCCGCGCTGGGGAAAGTGAAGCTGCCTGTGGCGAGGCGGCCCTGTCCCCCACTTGAGGACGACTCGCCAGGCGCTGACAGCGGGCCGTTAGAGATCCCGCTTGCTCCAGCGCCGGTAGTCCAGTAGGAAGCGCCGCGAGGCTGCCACAAGCCGGAATTGCTGTTATAGGCGCTAGTTATGTACTTCTTCGCAGAAGACAGCACAATCGTTCCGTCATAGGCGCACGAAACCCATCCGCTGCCTATGGCCCCCGACCATGTTGGCGAATCGTTTTCAGTGCCCGCGACGACCGTGCCGGATGCGATGTCCCAGATAGCGATCCGGGTAGGAAAGCTAGTGGTGCCGGAGCCACTGTAGAACCAGATCGCGTACAGCCCCTGGTCCTCGCTGACCTCAAACTCAGTACCGACTGTATTGTTTGAGGCTTTAGGCGACGAGACAGCTACCGTGGCAGGCCACAGGCGGTAAGTCGTCATGATTGCCCACCCGCCCGTCCAAGGGCAGGATGCGCGCTGCTTCGCGTTGCCATCGCTGTCCCTTGCTTTCTTGGCGTCGGCCGTGGCCGTGGCTATGGCTGGTGGTGCTATTCGGTTGTCTGACCTTCGGGTTACATGCCGCTCATGGTCGTTACGTCGTAGTCGCGCGGGTACTGCCAGCCGTCAAACAGGCAGAACAGGATGCCGGAGTTATTCGGCGGCCCCTCGCGCAGCGGCTCACCGCACCGCGGACATGCCGTCGGCTGCGCTGTGTCGTAAAACTCCTGGTAGGAAGCCTGCTCCTGAAGCGTCGCGAGCAGGTCGTAGCCGGTGACCCCGCCTCCCTGCTGCGACGCCATGGTCAGGCTCCCTGCTGCTTGGCGGCCTGGAGCACGTAGTCCGGCACCGGGTCGGCGTCGGGGATTGTGATCCCGTGCTCGGTGGCCCACCGCCTGGCATCGGCGTCCTCGTTCGGCTCCGCGTCGTCCGGTGGCAGGGGCTCGGGCAGCGGCGGAGGCGGCGTACCGGCCTTCTGGTCGGCGATGGTGACGGTCTGGTCCGGCGGCACCCCGGCGGCCTTCTGGTCGGCCACCGGGATGGGGTCTGCCGGGGGCTCTGGCGCGACGTAGCCCGGCTCGCCGGGGCCTGCGTCCGCGTTGGTGTAGCCGCCTCCAACGGTGGCCTTTGCCATGTCGTCCTCCCTCGGGATGAAGCACTGCGGGCAGAACGGCACATCAGGCGCGATGGCCTGGCACCCGCAGTGCTTGCACTCCCACATGACCTGTTACCTCGGGTCCTTGACTTTGCTGCCGTCAGAGTTCAGGGCAGTCGTGTGGATCACCGGCTGAGTGCCGTTGCTGGTCGTTGACTCGAACGCACCGGCCACCGTGTTGCACACTGTCTTGGCCATTACGCGACCGGAATCCGCAGGTTGGCGGGGGTGCGCTGGACGTTGAGGTCGTAGAGGACCGCAACGGGCAGCGTCGCGCCCGTGCCGCTGACGGTGACGTTGATGTAGTCGTAGGTGTCGGCCAGCTCGGAGACGAGGAAGTCCACGTAGGTGATCAGGCCAGTGGTGGTCAGCCCGACGGTGAAGACGTTGGACGACCACTCAGACGCGACCGTGTGCGAGACCCACGCGGCGGTGTTGGCCGTCCGCGTGTAGTAGGTGTTCGGCTGCCCGAACCCGTTCGCGGTCGTCCAGTTCTTCGTGGTGCCGCCGGAGAACAGGGTCGATGCCGTGACGGTCAGGATGGCAGCCGTCGATGTGCCGTTGACGGCCATGAAGCCGATACCGGACACGTCCTTGAGGCAGATGTTGACACCTGACGGGGCGTTAACCACGTCGTATACGCGGCCTAGTGCGCGCATTCCTGCCATTTCTGGCTCCTAACTGGTTCCTTGGAACCGGGCGTTGCTGCGGTTTTGCTCATTCGGGCGGCGGGGCTTGGCGCTGGTCACTCAGCACCTCCTGCCGCCGCCCTACTCGGAC